GAAGCCCTGCCCGAACGGAACGACCGTGAAACCCATGCCTTCGAGGTTCTGCACCATTTGCACAGCTCCCCAGCGGTCAAAAGCAATCTCACGGATGTTGAAGCGCTCACCGAGACGCTCGATGAACTTTTCAATATAGCCGTAGTGTATCACATTTCCTTCCGTAGTTTCGAGATACCCTTGCTTTTTCCAGATGTCATAGGGCACGTGGTCGCGCCGGACACGGAGGTCGAGCATTTCTTCCGGCACCCAGAAGTACGGGAGAACCACATATTTGCCGTCCTCGTCTTTGGGAGGGAAAAGCAGAACGAATGCCGTGATGTCGGTCGTGGATGAGAGGTCGAGACCGCCGTAGCAGACGCGGTTTTCCAGTTCCTCTTCGTTTACAGGGAACGCACAGGTGTCCCATTTATCCATCGGCATCCAGCGGACGGCCTGCTTAACCCATTGATTTAAGCGGAGCTGCCGGAAGGAGTTCTCCTCGCTGGGATTTTGCTTCGCCGATTCACAGGCTGCTTCGACTTTATCGATGCCGACTGTAATGCCGAGCGACGGATTTGCTTTCTTCCAGATCTTCGGGTCTGTCCAGTCGTCCGTTTCAGCGGCACCGTAGATGACCGGGTAGAAGGTCGGGTCAACCTTCCTGCCGTCAAGGATATCCTGTGCCTTCTGATGGACCTCGTAGCAGATCGTGTTTGTGTCATTACCGGCTGTCGTGATGAGAAAATATAAAGGCTGCATTCTGGCGTCGCCGGAACCTTTTGTCATGACATCGAAGAGCTTCCGATTCGGCTGTGTGTGCAGTTCATCGAAGACGACGCCGTGGACGTTGAAACCGTGCTTTGAATATGCTTCGGCGGAGAGCACCTGATAGAAACTGTTCGTAGGTTGGTAGATAATCCGCTTTTGAGAAGCAAGAATTTTGATGCGCCGGTCGAGCGCCGGACACATTCGGACCATGTCGGCGGCGACGTCGAACACGATGGCTGCCTGCTGGCGGTCAGCGGCACAGCCGTAGACCTCAGCGCGTTCCTCTCCGTCGCCGCAGCAGAGGAGCAGCGCGACCGCAGCGGCAAGCTCAGACTTTCCCATCTTCTTCGGGATTTCGATATAGGCCGTGTTAAACTGCCGGTAACCGTTCGGCTTCAGAATGCCGAAGAGGTCACGAATAATCTGCTCCTGCCAGTCAATGAGCTCGAAAGGCTTTCCTGCCCATGTGCCCTTGGTATGGCAGAGCTGCTCGATGAACGTCACGGCGTAGTCCGCCATAACCTTGTTGTAGGCGGAACCTTCTGCCATGAAGCGGGTTGGCTTGTAATGTTTCAGTTTTCTCATTGCCACGGCGGTATCCTCCTTTCAAGGCAAAATAAAAGGCCGCCTGTCGATATATTCGACTGGCGATCCTCACAAATCTATGTTGGTACGAGAGAAAGAGCCGTACGGCTTCTTCTTTCGGAATATTTCTATTCATGTTCAGTTATATTTCTTTACCAAAATCGCATAGGCAAGCTGCGCGGCTTCCGTTTCCGGTTCCATATCCCAGCCCCGGTCGTAGTTGGCAATGACCGCACCGTTTTCTTTCAGCATGAGCTTCGAGATTCTGCCTTCGTTTTCAATTCCGTACTGGCTGCCCTGCTCGTAGTGCTTGACCCAGTAGTGAATGATGTGATTTCCGATTTTTAGGCTTCCTTTGCTCCACATGGTCTTTTCCCTCCGTTTTATTCAGATGTGTTTTCCTTTTTGCATATACATATATCACTCTGAAGGGAACGAATAGCAAGTGGATTCCGGAGAATTCTATGCGAGAAGTCAAGCCTTTTAGGAACGGTAAAATTGTGTAGTTTACGCTTCGCTTGTGAGAATGAAATGCACATATTCCTTGCGGTGTTCCTCAAGGAAAAACACCAGCTCATAGAAATCACGTTTGTAGGCAAGGCGCTGGACGGCGTTTACGTCGAACATATTTGTAAGGCCGGTGTTCTGAATCGCGAGAATCTGTTCCTTAATTTTCTCAGTCATCGGAATCCACCACCTTCCGCACGATGTCGATGCCGTAAATTACATTGAGGCTGGAGCCATTATCCCAGTTTACGAGAAGGGAGCCGGTGTCGTCGACTCCAGTGACTATTCCTCTGATGCCGATGGGCGGTGCCTGAGCATCGTCCATCCGAAGGAGTTCCACGCGTCATCCCACTGGAAACTGCCGCTTCACCTTTTCAGCCGTTTCTTTATTCGGAAATTTCATCGTCAGTGGCCTCTTTTTTCGCCCCGTTCCTGAAACTCGAATTTCCTGTCAGGTTCTTCAGCAGAATCTTTCTCTCCTGCTTGTATTCTGGTCCTATGAATCCGAGCCGCAGAAGGAAGCAGCGGAATGCGTATTTCTCGTTGTCGGTCGGGTGCTCGGTACTGCTTACCCGTTTTTGGTCTTTCGAGAGTTTGCAGAGAGCGGCAATGAAATGGGTGTATGCTTTGGATGCATCCGATCCCGGCATTTCCGGAAACCATGGGAATGAAACTTTATTCTCACCGATTTCAACCGGCATGTCGTCAATTCCAAGCGCCTTCTTGATAAGCGCACCTTTCGCCTTGAGCAGGTTTGTCAGGTTGCCGGTTGAGACCGCCGCCAGTGGAACCGAAATTGTAAGGCCCATGTTTTCGCCCTGTTCGGCGCCATCCGCCGTTTCAGACTCTTCTCCGGACGTTTCCCCGACTTTGGCAGTGAAGCCACGCTTGTCAAGCTCTTTGATAAGGTTCTTGGTTTTTTCGCTGTCAGCCCTGTCGTCAAACTCCAGTGTTCCGTTCCGGTCGACTGTGAAGCAGCCGACTTTGTAGGATGCCGTTGGCATTCCGAGGTATTCTGCCTTTTTTCCTGTGAGCGTGGCAATGACGTTGACTAAGGACTTCCTGTCTTTTCCTGTTACGTTGTAATCTACTTTCATTGGTATTTGCCTCCTTCGTTTTGGTATGTACATCTATCACTCAGAAGGCCTTATTTATCAAGCAATTTGGGGCATTTTGTGCTGTAGAATATCGCCGGATTGCCGGGAGAAAATTTGTGTGCTATACACTCTCGATTTCAACGTCTTTTACGAGGTTGGAATAGGGAATCTTCTCGCCATTTCTTTCTACATGCACATCCCCGGCATCATTCGTATCCTCTACATACCGGCGGAGGATAACGGAGGCATACTTCGGGTCAAGTTCCATCATGTAACAGATCCGATTTAACTTTTCACAGGCCATGAGCGTTGAACCAGAACCGCCGAAAGTATCGAGGATGACAGCGTTCTCCTGGCTGGAATTCTGGATCGGATAGCCAAGAAGGTCGAGCGGCTTGGAAGTCGGGTGATCTTTGTTTCGTTTTGGTTTGTCGTAATTCCAGATGGTCGTCTGCTTCCGGTCAGCGTACCACGGGTGTTTTCCATTCTGCAGAAAGCCATACAAAATCGGCTCGTGCTGCCATTGATAGTCGGAGCGGCCGAGTACGAGACTGTTCTTTACCCAGATGCAGACACCGGCGAGGTGGAAGCCCGCATCAATGAATGCTTTTCGGAAGTTCAGGCCTTCCGTGTCAGCATGGAACACATAAGCCGCACCGCCTTTTTCGAGATGGTCAGCCATGTTTTTGAAAGCGGAGAGCAGAAAGTTATAGAATTCCCCGCCCTTCAGACTGTCGTTTTCTATCGTGAGACCATCCGAGGCTTTGAAGGAGACGCCATAAGGCGGATCGGTTACGATGAGGTTCGCCCTCTTGTTGCCCATGAGCGTGTTCACGTCATCAGCCAAAATAGCGTCACCGCACATGAGGCGGTGTTTTCCGACTGTCCAGATGTCGCCGCGCTCCACGAAGGAAGCCTTCTCCAGGGCAGCGGAGAGATCAAAGTCATCGTTCTCGACGTCTTTTCCGGAACCGTCGTCCATCAGCTTTTCGAGCTCATCGCTGTCGAAACCGAGAAGTGAAAGGTCAAAGGACTCATCCTGCAGGTCGGACAGTTCAACGGAGAGCATCTCTTCGTCCCATCCGGCGCCCAGTGCGAGCTGGTTATCCGCGAGGATATAGGCCCGTTTCTGGGCATCCGTCAGGTTTTCGGCAAAGACGCAGGGAACGGTAGTATAGCCTTCCTCGCGTGCCGCCTGCACTCTGCCGTGGCCGGCCAGGATGTTGTATCTGCTGTCGATGACGGCGGGAGAAACAAAACCGAACTCCCGAAGGCTGGCTCTCAGCTGCGTGATCTGTTCTTTCGAGTGCGTCCGGGCATTCCGGGCATAAGGCACCAGTTTATCGATCGGTACCTGTTCAAATTTCGTTGTGTCCATTTACATTCCCTTTCTGGCGCGGAGCAGCCGTTCCATGACATCATCCTGCGGATTAAGGCCGTCGTATTCTGTTGAGCAGTTCTCCTTCACGATCTGGAAGATTTCATCCCACAAGCGGTTGGCCTGATTCATATAATTGATGCCGATGTTTATGAAGGGAGAGGGAATAGGCTTGCCGGTTGTCGGATGCTTCGAAAGGTATCCGAGCCTTGTCGTCATCTCTTCACACTGAATCCATCTTGCGGAGCACATCGCGTAGCGTTCCAAGAGCTGCGGCGAAACTTTCTGCGCGATACCGATTTTTTGGAGCCACTCCCAGGTTTCCCGGTAGATTTCACCGGCTTCGAGTGTCGAACCGTCATGCTGCTTGGCAGAAAGGAAGTCATGTGGCGTCGGCATGTCAGCACCTTCCATCTCCGGAATATCCAGTACCTCAAGCGGTCTGCCGCCCGGATTTCCGTTCGCGGCTTTCTCGGATACTGCAGATTTTTTGCGTCCAGCACCCGAACGTCTGCCGCCGCGGCCGCCGGTATTATTCGATTTTGTTGGTATTTTTCTCACCGCCTTCTTTTATTACCCTTTTGAATACGCTTTTTTCGCGCGTGTGAGGGGACGTCGCTTTCCGCTGATGGAGTGTTTCATGATTTTGACCGCCCCCACCCGGTACAAAATATTCTCGCGCAAAAGAAAAGGCCGCGAATACTATTAGCGGTCGCCTCGTCCCTTATGAATCTTCTCGTGGCAGGAGTGGCAAAGGCTCATCAGGTTTGATTCGTCATTCGTACCTCCCTCGGAGAGAGGAATGATGTGGTGGACCTCCTCGACTGCAACATAGCGTCCTTCCTTCAAACACTGCTCACAGAGCGGATGCTTGCGGACGTAACGGTCACGGATTTTCTTCCACGCTCTGCCGTAGCGCTTGCTGGTGGAGTAACCTCGGGTAAACTGTTCGTAGTGCCGCCGCATGAGGTTCGCGTGTTCTTCGCAGTAGGTACCGTCAGTTAGACGCGGGCACCCGGGGTAACGGCACGGACGTTTTGGTTTATACGGCATTCATTCACTTCCTCACGGGTATCAAAAAAGCCACCGGGGATTTCTCCTCGATGGCTTTCACCTTTTCAGTTCTCTATGCTATTAGTATAGCACACTCAAACGGGAAAGTCGTCCACGATTTTACTCACTTTACTGCTTTCCGTACAGCAGCAGCGCCAGATGCTTCAGCGCGCGGTTCTTTTTGTTGTAGGCGGAGGAACGCTCTATGCTGAAGTGTTCACAGACTGTGCCAACGGGTTCATCTGTTCCGTTGGAAAGGTAAAACGCTTTCAGCACATACCGCTCACCCTCGGTCAGATTTTCCCACGCTGGCTGGAACCACGCCATGTACTCCAGCGCCTGCCGGTACCGCTCTTTCAGCACGTCGATTTCCTCGATGCCGTTTAAAATGCGTTCCTCACAGGCCTGCGGGTTATAGGCGTGTGGCATCCTATCAAAACTGGGACTGCGGACGTTCTCCATCTTTTCATGCTCCGCTCGGATGTTGTCGGGCGTGTGTTCCAGAATGAATTGCATGCTGCCGTAGTCCTTGAGGGCATCCAAGGCGGCAGCCCTTTTATTCAGGTATTTCCATGCTATCTGCATAACCGTACCTCCGTAAAGATGAATTGAAAGTTTCACTCGGATTGGCACGGATTGTCAAAAGTTGTCTCTGATTTTCAGGTTCGCCTTCACGGCGTTGATCAGGGCTGCCTGTGTGTTGTTCTTATGCGAGAGGGCATTCAGAATGCGACCATCAATGGTTCCCTTTGTGATGATGTGCTGAATCACCACAGTGCTTGCGGTTTGGCCCTGTCTCCAGAGACGGGCGTTTGTCTGCTGGTAGAGCTCCAGCGACCATGTAAGCCCGAACCAGATGAGCGTTGAGCCGCCGCTTTGCAGGTTCAGCCCATGCCCGGCAGAAGCGGGATGCACGAGGGCCACGGGAAGTTCGCCGTTGTTCCATCTGCGGATGCTGTCGGAAGTATTAAGGCAGGAGGACGGGATGTGGAGTTTGTGCAGCCGCTCGGATATTCTGGCGAAGTCATGCTTGAACCAGTAGGCCACCAGCACAGGCTTCCCGTTTGCCGCTTCGATCAGGTCCTCCAGTGCGTCCAGCTTTCGGTCATGAATGTGAACAACGATTCCGGTGTCAGAGTAAACGGCACCGTTGGCCATCTGACACAGCTTTCCGGAGAGGGACGCGGCATTGGCGGCTGTGATGTCGCCGGCCGGAAGCTGCAGAACCAGATTCTTCTTTAGGCTGTCGTACCGTTTCTGTTCCTCATCGGACAGGCGGACTTC